TCCCGGCCCTTACGGCTATGTCAGAACGCGTAGTCAGCTCAAACTCATCTGTTTTTGTGGTAGGGACTAAGTCGAAATTGTCAGCCGCGTCAAATTCACCAAAAACGTTTTCAATCTCAAGTGATCGCGCTTCTGATGAACTGACAAAAGCTATGAAAGAGCCGGGAAGATTATTTACAGTAAAGTCAGCCATTATAATTTTTTACTCTGTGCTACGGGTTTTACGGGTTTTGAGTCTCGTGAGAGTATTACCGTTTGCGGGTGGGTTGTACCGCAGTCATCGGTTCCCGTTAATTCGATGGTATAACTAGCTTGTCCAGAGGTGTCTATGCCGTCTTTTATCCTTACTTCGCCCTCGTCATTGATTTCAAATAGCGCAGCGTCCGCACCACCTGTTATTGTGAATACTATTTTTCCACTACAGGGAGGAGCACCGTTTACCACGATATCCCCTTGACCGATCACCAATGAATCTCCCACGGGTAAAAAACTGGTAGCGCACACAACCTCAACAGACATATTACTCTCATCGTCAAATCCCGCTATAGGAATACGGGAACCACCCGAAGTAACATTTCCGCCTATAAAAATCTGACTTGCACCTGTTAAAGAAATTTTTGCTACATAAGGATTAGACTCGCTGCCGGACCCTTTTACGTCTAATCTTATCGGTTTTCCTCCACAATCTATAGTGGTACTACTGCCGACTCCCTCACCAAGATCTAAGAAACCTACAGGTGACATTTCGGCATCAACACATCCAGAGCAAGAGAATACGTCAAATGTTACGGGACGGAAAGCCGTTTCGTTTGTCCGAAGACGTTTTAAATATACCTTGAAACAAACTTGACATTTAACTATTGGAGATGAATCCACAAAAGGAACACGGGCGTTTCTAAGGTTAACGGTAAAGTTCCAGTTTCGATATTGAACGGAGCAGCACTCTAATCCACCACCTCCAACGGTCCCGTCATCATCGGGGGAAACTGTCTCTTGACATTCTTCGTCCGTAGGGTCAATTATAAAAGCTTCATCCGGCCTAATTATAATGTTTTCAACAGGCTTAAAGGGGGGCTCTTCTTCCTCATCTTGATCTTGATCGTACCCCCCGTCATCGTCATTAGTTTCGTCAGCGTCTTCACATGGCTCAATTAAATTTATAGTTTCTGGTACGGGCTCAAAATCTGCGGAAACTTCGGCACATGGAAAATAAATTATCCAAATTGTGATAGAGTTCAGCCGTTGCCCTGCGGCAGGGGCGTAAGTTATTACCCCTGTTCCTGGATTAACCGTCACCCCCGCGGGCAAAGCGTGGCCCGGGTCAACGACAAAACACAGAATTACTCCGTCTACGGTGACTGTACCGATGTTTCCGGTACAGCTCCCTGTTAGAATAACCTCGCCTCGTTCCGTTTCGCAACAGTCAATTTGTTTCTTCTCAAGGTCTGCGATTTTTTGACATAAGTTAATAACGACATTGTTAATCGTATTGTTGATAATATTTACCGGTCCGCTAGGGTCTCCCGGTTTTGTGTTTGTTCCCGGTTCGCCGGAGTCTGGCGCTTTAACTATTATTTCCGTGTTATCGTCATCTATCTCGTTGAATGTTACTTTGCATTGAATCTCGTCGGCGCCGTCAGTAGGGTGCAGGTTATTAAAACGAAACTTACTGTTGTTTCGGTTAATATGGTTTACCGTGTCACTCGGACCTGCATCAATTAACGGCTGGTAGACTGTAGCCGCAGTTTGTCCGGTTTCGCTATCTACCTCGGCGTTCTCAAGATTAGGTCTACTCCACGTAAACACGGTTTTAACGGACTTTGTATTCTCGTCCCAATATATAGTAAAATCCACATGCTTGACACCTTCAAGGGCCAGTGTAGGCTCTACACCGTGCACTACGTCGGGTATATCTTTACGGAGTGACGCCTCTTGCATGAATGCGCCACCCGTAGGCCAAACCATGCCACCGCCGTCTACCTGTGTTGACGGGTATGTTCCGTCTCCTGCGTTGCCGGTAAGAATCGCACGGCCAGTGAGAGAACCACCAAAGTCAATATTATAAATTGTTTTTTCGTCATTGGATCCGGGGGATGTCGATTCCGAAAGATTTACACATACGTCAACTAGCCGACCTTGCCCACCAAAAAGTTGGTTTACTTCCTGTAGTACTGGTTTCTGTACTGACGTAGGGTTTTCGCGGTACTCGTTGCCGTTCGGATCTTGGATCCACGTCCCGTCTTGACGTTGGATCATATCGTGACCCTCGTACTTTCCGTCTTTAAGGTCTTTTGTCGGCAGGACTTTATTTTTCTTTGTACGGGCGTTAAAACCCCAGTAAATAGTACCGGCAGTCCCGGAACTGTAACCCATTAAATTTATCGGGTAAATTTCCCCAACTAAACCTTGTAATCCGTTCAGTTCATATACGTACAAGTCAATATTCTCACTATCAACAGGGGTGAACCCTATTCCTTGAAAATTGAAAGGGGGAGTAACGGGAATCCATCCGTGAGTGTCGCCGTCTTGCTGGATTACTTCGGCTTTGTAGGGGAAGGGCGTTATGCCATCTTCAGAACCTAACAGTTCTCCCTCTTCAGTGAGGCGGACATACATAAGCTCTGCGGTTTCATTCGGGATATTCTCCGGTACGTCTTCGGCAAGTTCTCTTGATTGCCTGATAACGTCGTAAAGATCATTTACGAGCTCACCAGATAGTTCGAATCCGTCAACCATTACACTATCCCTATTACAGAGAAGTCTAGACTCTCCGAACCTTGAAATACTAACATGGCAATTCTGAAGTCTACAACTCCACCGGGGATAAGAGGAAACTTTCCTTCAACTCCAAAACTAACTCCGGGAACTAGCACTTTTTCTACGACGGGATTTCCCGCGTCTAAAGTCCCGTCATCTTTAAATATTCTACGACCTGAGCCATTTAGAGGTTCTGGAGTTCTAATTATCTGCCCATTCTTCTTGATCGCAATGAAGGCATTGGCAGGTGAGTCTTCGAATTCTTTTAACCCCCTATCAAATACTCTTAGATCCCAATCTGTCTTAAAATGTAATACTATTGTTTCGTCAGAAAACTCCACTTCAACTTCGGGAACGCCAGATTTTTGTACACGAGCATCTTTAAGGGTGCTGCGCCATGCTATTAATTTAGCTTGCCCGATAGGGAAAGGAAAGCCTTGTACATTTAATACCGCGTCATTAACCGCATCGATAAGAGGTAATGCCACGAGCGGATCAAATGACGTTGTGCGTCTCGATATGGTGCAGGTCAGGACGGCTCTTTGTTTTGTAGGAAGTACCGTAGGAGATTCGCCAGAGCTCATGGTTATTGGAATCCCGCCAGCATCTAGCCAAATTTTTTCAGTATAATTTGTAGTTGACCAGTTATATATTATTGTCGTAGTTTCTGGATCGTCTTGGAGTCTTTCAATATCTACTGAGTCCTGTTCGGGCTGAGTGTAATCTACGGTTACGCGATACCATTTGTTCTGCTCCTCGTGAACTACTGGATTTATGACGGTAGCAAAAGAGTTCAGCAGTCCTAACTGCTTTCCCAATTGCGGCACTGCTAATGAAGTTACGGGATCAACAGCCAGTAAAACAAATGGCACCACTGCTGCAAAATCTGCAAGCTCGTTGTCGGTGCCATCGACAAATACGTTATATACCTCTGTCCCGTCAAGAACAAAGTCTTCTTGTGTGATATCTATTTCGCGTATTTGCGTTACTTCGGTGACTGTTACGGCCATATCTTAAAATCCTTACGTCGGAGCGGGGGCAACTTTAACAACCCGTTTCTTCTGCTGTTTTAATTGTTGTTCTAATACTTTTAGTTGATCTTGCCCTACTTTCAACTGTTCTTGTACCAGGTCATTAGTATTCTGTAATTGATTAATTTGTTCAATGGCCGATCCGGTATCGGTAATAGCAGCAAGGCCCGGAGCTTGTTGAGCGGCAATTTGTTTTTGTCTTTCAGCTATATTTTTAGCTTCAAGTCTAAATGCTCTTTCGTTCTGCAAGTCCTGACGTCTGTTAATATTGTCTGATATTCTATTGTTGCTATCGAGAAGAGTTGCGAGTGTTCTAACCTCTCCGAGTGAGTCGCGGATACCTTTGGCCAGACTGTCCTCTTTTAGGAGCTCGTCAAGACTGTTTAAGAAAGGTTCTAGCCCTAAACCAAGATCAAGCCCTTCAATCGGAGTAACAACACTTAAGTCAGTGACAAGTCCCTCTATGCGATCCCTAAAGTCACTTATCTGAGTTTCAGTTAGTAGATTTTCACCAGCACTTTTAAAAGCTTCTCGTGCTGATCGGCCTATAGCCTTTTCAAAATTGGTTAAATCAACTTCGCCAAGAGCAATCTCAGCTTCTAAAGTTTTTTCCGTGGTTTTAGCGAGTGCGTCGTTTATATCACCTAATCTAGCAGCTAGTCTCGCGGCACTGTCATTACTTCGTTTAAGGGCCTCATCAAATCGCAAGAAGTCAGAAACATTTACCGAGAGTTTGGCAAGCTCTTTTGATACTTCCGGCGCGGTAAGTCCTAAGTTTCTCAATCTCTTATCGAGGTCATCTAACAGTTTAGCTTGTCTCTCGTCCAATACCTGTATGTCCGGCGCTATTATGGTAGCACCTAAGTCAAGATCCTGAAGCTTTAAACCTTCCGCGCGTAAATCTCTTACAGCTCTGGCCGTATTACCAAAGGCGACAGCAGCGGAGTTTGCTATATCAGAGTCAAATTGCTGTAAGCGGTCAATGCCTACGTCAACAGACTCGTCTAAGTCGCCCGCTACTAACCCCCCGACCGCCAGTTTAAGTTCAGCAGCAAAACTCGACACACCTTGTAGTAAGGGTAGAGTTATAGAAGAATTTATTATTTTTCCAAAATCTCTTAGATCATTTTTGATTTGATTTGTGAGAATCTTTATCTGTGCGGATACTTCTTTGGCTCTTTCGGCGTCTTGCTGATTTATAATCCCCTTGTCGGGGTCTGCGACAGCTAAAAGTTGCTGGAACCGGTCAATATTTCTTAAAACATTTTCAGATATAATGGCCTGTTTCCCGGTAACTTGCAATGATGCTAAGTTCTTACGGAAGTCAACAGATTCCTTTCCCAATAGTTCAAGGGCTTTTATTGGGTCTGCTGAAGCCAATTCACGAAAAAATTCCGGGTCTATAGGGGTTCGGAAAGTCCCTACGATTTCCTCAACTGTACCGGCGCCAAGACTATTAATATTTTTAAGCTGGCCGACAAGCTTACCTAAAGCCGTCGAGGCTCTTTCCGGCTGTAAACCTAAGTCAGCGATAGTCGCGGCTAGTCCTGTAACCTCTTCGGCAGTCAATCCGAAGATACCAGCGTCCTGCGCAACTCTTTGAGATATCTTAATGAGTTGGGGCAGAGTGGCTTTAGAGTTTTGCTGAAGTTTTACGAGTGCGCCGTTAAGCTCTCCAATTCTGGCGATTGGAAATCCGGTTAGGTTGCCTATACGAAGTATTCCTCGTACCTCCTCATCCGATATAGATGGGAGAATAGCGGCTAGTTTCGTCATTTCACGCGTAAACGTTCCGAGATCTCTAGCGCGTAAACCCGCGTTAGCTCCGGCAGATGCAAGTTTATTTATTTGATCAGTGCCGACAGGGAACTCTGCTGATAGATCTGCAACTACCTCGCCAAACTCCCCTAACTCTTCGGCTGAAAAATTTGCAACTCGGCCGATTTCGCCTAACTGGGCCTCAAACTGTGCGGCTAATGTAATAGAAGATTTTAACGCCGCCGTAAACGCAAGTATAGATCCAAGTCCGAGTCCGGCACTAAGTGCTGATCTTCCGCCTCCTGTAACTCCGGCTGATCCCGCGATCTGGCCTAATGCTGCACCACCGAAACCACCACCACCTCGACGGCCACCTCCGCCGCTGGGACGTGCTCCGCGCCCTCTGGCTGTCGCTCCGTCACGTCTGCCGCCACCGAATGCACCAATGCCGCGAATTACGCGGTCAGTCTCACGAGCTCGACGGTCTAAGCGGTCAAACGTTTGAAATATGCGGCGAGTGGAGCGCTGAAAAGCGGCGTCATCTACGGCGGGTATTGATACTCTGAATTGTTCGTCGGCCATTGGCTAATCTCTAGGTTATTGCTACGCCTGTTTGTTCAGACCATTTTTGAAGCATCGCTTGCCCTTGCAAAGCTAACTCCTGTTGTTTTTCTTCGGCTACAAGCCAAGGTTTTATTACGTTACTATACATCATATCTTCAATTGATTTAACAAACTTACCCGTTTTTGTCACCATTAAAGCATCGATATCCGGGGCGGATTGTGTGGACCCCCAAAGTTTAGTTAGTCGGAACATCATGTTAACCACTTGGCCGTGTCTTCTATCATCGATAGTCGTCCCCCAAGGCTCCAAGTCGTACACAATTTTCCAGTCTTCAAACTCAGTACGGTCCATGTCTTTTTTAATTTCACCTACATACTTTCCGAGTTTGGACGCCAGACGAAAATAAAACATTTCGTCCGGGTCGGTAGCTAACTGGGCTTTTTTACAGTTTGAGCCGCCTCAGTCAGACCAGAGAGGGTTAGAATTGTGTTAGATAATCTTAATACTACGGCAGTATTTAGAACGCAATCCAAAAACTCTGCATCATCTTTATCGAAAATAGGGTTTCCTTCATCATCGCGGCAAGCAATAATACAGGCTGCGACGTAGTGAGGCATCACTTTCTCATCGCTTAACTCTTCGTCGTCTTTAGTGACTTTGTACTGCATGCGGCTGTACTCGATATAATCGGAGCATTTCATGGGGTGAATATAGATATCAAGTTCAAAATCTCGGGGGATCTTTCCCGCAGCGGGGATTTTAAAAGTTACAGTCTCTTTTCCGCTTGAGTTTTGTAACTCTTCAAGATGTTTTTTACCAGAATTTAGAAGTTTTCTAAATTCTTTGAATTTGTTTTTCTTTACGGGCATATCGGTTTCCTGTTTTGATTGCCTAGATTTTGGGGGCCTTGCGGCCCCCTATGAATTACGTTACAGTGAACGTAACAGTATCGCCCGCAAGTGTCAACGATGCAATACTATCGTCGAAGCCTACAAGGTTACTTGTACTGATGTCGATTGAGAAAACGCCGTTTGCACTTACTGCACCGGTATTAGTAAGCTCAACTGCTGCTACTAGATTAAACCCGTCAAGGATAAAGTCAGCTGAGTCTGTACCCGCAAGATCGAAGAACAGTGACACGTCAACCGTATTAGGGATGTCAGTGGTCATCTTGGCAACAATCGTACCGGCTGCAATTGGACCTACAGCCGTTGTAGGTGTCAACGTAATGGCCGTAGCGGGGAGGGTTGTAGGCTCCTGTTCTTTTTTTAGCGTAGGGTTAGCTGTACCGCCATTAATTGAGATCGCCTGCGCCATAAAGTTATCGAGCGGCATTGTGATACTATCGGCAGCAATTAAACCTTCGGGAAGGAAGATGAAACCATTTTCGCGTACAGCATCACCTTGTGCGAGAATTGTGCGGGGGATAAACAAATAAACTTCGCGTTTACGTGTTGCGCCATCGCCCATGACGTCAAATGAGTCGTCTAAGGTCGGATCAAAGAAAGTCGTCAGCTCTTGTGTAAGAGGTTCAGCCAGTTCTTCAAATTTCTCCTGTTTGAAAACAAGCGTTTTTGAATGCGTTGCATCCAACTTGTTTCGTGTAAATGTAATTGTTCCCGGATCATTAATCTTAGCGGGCCAGATTTTACCGTCTTCAATAAGACAGTATCCTAAACCTTGCTTTTCTGTTCCGGTCACTTGATCAGCTGCTAAGCCCATAGTAAGTACTCCGTTTAATTAAGGGTTAATACCTTCAAAATATTGGAAAGATATGTCAATGTTCGTTTGATACATTCCACCATTCTTTCCTACTTTTTCAATATCTACGCCGGTGACGGTCATTACTTGACCAGACCATCCGGTATCTTGAAATGCAAGACGCGTAGTTTTGAATATTTCTCCGGCTCGTGCAAACCCCTCTCCTAGAGGCGTAAATACTTGCGCGGTTGCTATACCTGCTCTGTTGTAGACTCCGATGGAATCTTTAACGGCAGGTAGGTAGTTCAAGACAAATATGATATATTCAGACGTTGTGGTGATCTCGTCGGGTTCCCCGGCTTGATTGTCCAAAAATACCTGTATGCCTAGTGGTGTTGTTACTTCTGTTAGAAATTTTTTGTTTATGACGGTTTCAACATCTAAGATGCTGTCCATCACTATTGTACTAATCTGTGCCATTTAAACCACCTTTGACCGGATACCGCGGCGCAGTAAATCGTTTATAGTTGCGATTCTTGCACGTTGTACAAATCGTTGCGGCCTCTGCGTTCTCGTTCCATCATTTACGAAACCATGATAAGGAACCGCGTTTACTAAGGTAATAGAGCCCTTACCATCGATGTTGTCAATCGCTCTCCGATTAGCGCCGCTTATTTGACGTGTAGTATTGTTAAGGGGGCGGCGTGGCGCTCGCTGGCCCTTTTTAGATAATAAAACATATCCTCCCGCGAGACGGCCCGTCCGGACAGGCGTAAGTCGCGCAAGATTCTTAAGGAATGACTCGGCAGCGATCTTTTGTATTTTGGCGTTTTGCTCATCGTTCTGTACAATTCGTTTCTTAAATCGGGCTTGAAATCGTTTGTTATTAGTCGGCATGTCCCGCCCTTACCTGCATCTTGTAAGCAGCAACAAGATTACCGGAGTAAATAGGGTTGGGATTAATTACGCGAAAAGCTAAACCGTTAACTTTTAGTATGTCGTTTACTGTAGGCTGTACAGAGAACTGTGCGTCCCAGTCGGGACCTGCAATAATAATTTGCATATCTTTTGTTGTGATGGTCGTACCGTCTACATCTCCAATAGCGAATTTTAAAGGCGGTGACATGTTAAGGGGCAGAGTGGTCGATACATTACCTGTCGGCGCACTCGTATCAACATCAATAGCGCTGAAAGCGATAGAGGTGTATTCTCCCGCCGTCGATGTAACGCCAAACAAACTTATTAGGTTTTTTGCAACGTCTCTAAATACTGTGTCGAATGCTGTGACCATTATACTACCGCTACGTTAGTTCCTTGAAAGGGGTTTGAGCCGCTTGAAAGATATGGTGTCAAAATACGAGTAACGAAATTAAGAACTGTTTGACTCATTGGGACAAGCACCGCTGTTCCGGGTGATGCGTATTTTTGAGTCATCACATCAAGAGTATTTTCAATAACGGCGCCTTGATTAGTCGGGTCATCTTGATAGGTCAAACTAGTGGTTAACTGCGAGAAAGTTAACTCAGCTTGTGCTTTCAGTAGGTCCGTAAAAATCGAACCGGCACCGCTTGAAGGAATCACCACTCCATTTTTCGTAACGAGTTCTTCACGGGGAAAAGAAAGAGCTTGGGGTGTATCGGGAAAGGTGATACAGCTTTTGTACGAATAATTATATTCTAGAATACAAGTAGCCGTAACGATTAACGCCGCTTCTTTTTGTGCGACTGTTGCAGTAGTAGTGCGGCCAATACTAGCTAAATACGCGTCAAATGTCGCCACATCTTGGTAAGTATTAGCGTTTATGAGTCCGCTTCCGTCTTCAACTATGAGAGCCATTATTTACTCGCTTTTCGTTCATCATAAAGAAACTCTACTTTAGTTTCAACCTTAGTGATTCGATGCTTCATATCATTTAAAGTCTCTGTATGATCTTTCTGTGTGTCTCCGATGTCGTCAACTTTGCTGTAAAGAATCCCCGCCGACGCTACAAAGATTATTAATGGGACGAGCACAGTAACAATAAGGTTTGTTAGTGCAGTTGTTTCTTTTGCCGCCATTTTAATTAACCTATTTTAAACCATTCACAGTATGCGTAGTACTCGTCGTCACCTTTACTGCAAGCTACTCCTAGACCATACGTTGCAGATACTGTTTTTGTCCAGTGCTTTAGGGTATATTTTTTGATACCATCAGCAACTACAACGTCACAAAATTGTGAAAGTGTCTGGTCAAGGTTTCCCGCCGCACCGTAGGCCGATTCACCTATAATAACATCACTCGTTCCGTCGTTTAATGCAAGCTTATGTTCATCACATCTATAGGCCGGAGCACGACCTCTTACGATATACGTTCCGGCAACGGGAGTCATCTCGTATGTACCGGTGTTAAGCGCTACAGTGCTTTGTAAGTCTGAGGCAACTGTATTAAGGACTCTAGTCTGCGTTCCTGCTATACAACTACCTCCGTATGACCCTGAGGATTTTTTATCTTTAAAGATCGCGATAGATACTGAATTAATACCTCCTACACCATTGTGATATTCTACTTGACTTGTCGTATCATTATAAACCTGTGTGACCACGTCAAACGTTGCCTCATCAATTTCATCCTGTGCAAGGTGCGGTATGTGAGTATCGATACTCATAACTTTGGCAAGATGCTCCAAAGCAACCGAGTCGCTGATGCCTTTTCCCGTAGCTTGTACTGCATCTTGATCATCTTTTAGTATCGCCTTCTCCACGCCGTTTACTGTCGCGTATGATATGGTGAAACCCGGAGGTAACATTTTTAAAATTACCGTGTCTAAATAGTGTGCCATGTGGTTTCCTGTTTAAAATTACTTAATAAACTTTGTAAAGCTACTAATCGTTATGTTTGAGGTACCGTCTTCGTTCTGCACCTTTACCGCAAATTGATCACCTATTACCGCGGTAATAGGCACCTGAATAGTGACATTTGCTGCCGCAGAACCGATAGAGAATGCCTGCGTCAGCGTTTCGCCATTAGCATCCTGAACAGGTGAGCCGTTCTTAACGACAAAGAAAAGAAATGTCTGTGTGCCGCCGGAAGACACCGCCGTCATATTAGCAATGAGATTACCTTTAAACGGGGCAGTTACATCGTAACGAACCGCACCACTACTTACTCCGGTGAGAGTCCACCCGCTAGTAGCGTCCATGTTATTGGGTTTAGTTACTGTCGCCGCTTCAAGGTTTAGAAACACTGCCACGTTTATGGTGGTTATAACTGTTTCGTCGGTTACCAGCTGAGCAGAAATAGCGGCTTCCCGTATGGAGTTAGGAATACCATTATTGGTGTTTGATATCACACGTTCGTCACGTTCATCAACTGAACTGTCATGCCACACCGCATTAGAGGGGGTCTCATTGCTTATGAACCGACGCGCTATTTTAAATGACGTGTCTAGGACGATGTCATAGACTGACGAAACTAAAAGAGGAATGACGATAAAACTAACGTCGGTTTGATCACCGGGAGACTGTTCAAGTGTTAAATTACCTGCGGCAATTGATTTAATTTTAAAGATTCTATTGCTATCTGTGGTAAATATAACGACATCATTCGTAGTTATTCCCAGCACTGCCCAATCTGCAACACTTGGAGAATCAAAAGTGTCACCACTTATAATGCCGTCAACGTCTTCTACTATCGGGCTGCCAAAGGAGCCGTCATATTCTACTGTACCTAGAATATTTACGGGGGTTAAATCGAGCATTGTTCCGGTATCAGGAGTGTTTATCTGTATCGCTTCTGTGTCCCACGTTCCGGAATCTGTAGCAGTGAAAGATACAAAAAGACCTGTTATCGGGCTAACCATTTCAAAGTTACTTCCACTCTCAAACACGGCTCTGAAAAACCCGTTGTATGCTGTGTCGGTATGCCCCGTCATGAAAACTATCTGACCGTCAACAACAGTACCTGTCATGGCGAATGATGCGCCATTAGGCCCTTGAACAACCGAAGTTGTTGTTCCAGATTGGGAAGCATTAACGATGGTAGTTATTGGGAACTCACTGCGTTTTCTAAATGATTCTTTACCACCTTCAAAAGTGTTGTCCGTGATAAGCAGTGTATTGTTTCTCGGCACAGTGGGGGAGATATCAAAAACGTCAACTAAATCACCGAAACGGAAAGTACAACCTGTAACCCTCACAAGGTCATTATTGCCATTGAAAGTGAAAATATTGGTATCTATGGTGTTATCCCAGTCGGTAAAACGGGTATCGTCTATAAGGGCTTCACGTGTGTTGGTGAATATTAAACCTTTTCCCGCTCCACCAACAAAATCAAAATAGGCACTCGTTACTTGGTTAAACGAAATGTTTGTGATTGAGCCAATACCTACAGAATTAAAAAACCCTGCGTCAGTTACAAATACCCTTGGGAAGAAATCAAAATCAGTAGGCAGAGTACCAGTTATATTGAAAATATTGCCGTTCGGTGCCTGTGCAAACAGTGCAAAAAAATGAAAGAATCCAGAGAAATTTATAGTGCTGTTGATTAGCGCACCGGTTGAATTTGTGGATAAAATACAGCCGCCAAGAGAAGTACTTGTAATACCGGTCGAGCCAAGTCCATCAGGAAGACGAATTACATCACCTTCCAGGTCTACTACATGTATTCCGTTCTGCGGTTTTGGATTCGTTAAAATATATTTTGTATTTGGCGCAAGATCGATAAAACCACCGGACGGAGTAGGAAAGTCAGATTTTTGCTCAACATGAACGACGTTTTCAGGATCGCCGTAGAGTCTACGACCGGCTACAGCAGCAGTCTTTCCTATGCTTAGGCGTGTTTCAATATTTACGTCTCCACCAAATGTAGCGGCACGTTCAACATTCAAGTGGCGGTGGACTTGTAAGATATCAATGTCGGCTTGTCCAATACAGGCAGCGTGCATATTAATACCGCGGGTGTCCCATGCCTGCAATTTTGCAGTGTCGTTCATCGTTATGAACGCAGTGTCACCATGAAAAACTATTTGAGTTGGGGAGACAATACCTATATTAAATTGGTCTACCGATGTCAGAGTTCCCGGATCTGAGACGTCAAAGACTTCAATTGTGTTTGCACCACGATTGGCAATATATGCGAAATCCCCAGCAAGGGTAATTTTGAATGGGCCAGTACCTCCACCTGTTGGAAGCGCAATTGAAGTAATTAGTGCCGGTGGTGATGTATTGGTTTGCGTATTCCAAGTGGAAAATCTACCTTCGGCATCAACAGTAAAAACTATTCCTCCTCTAACTTCCAAGTCGTTTACTCTGTCTAGACGTAACGCATCTACTACAGAGGACAGTAGTTGAAAGCCGGCGGGATCTGATGTATCCCATATCTCCAATGTATCGGCACTTGTACTGCAAGTGTAAACTAAATCTGAGTCTACAGTAACAGCTCGATATGATCGAGATAGAGTTGATTCACCCACAACTACAGGGTTAGTATTGTCTCGTATGTCAATGGCAACAATACTGCCAGATGCTTGTTCACTTGCAACATATAGAAGTCCTGCGGATATGCGCATACTTACTGCAGTGGTTAATCGGTCATCAACTACCATACCGATAAGTTTTACATTGCCTTTATCCGTAGCATCATAAATCTGTACTCTAGCATCTGAAGTTCCATTCAATACATAAACTATCTTTCCTATCGCCACAACGTCAACACAGTTGTTAAGGCCAAGATGCGTTGAGGTTCCTTTCGTAACAGGATTATCTATAAAAGCCACTGGAATTTCAAGAGAGAAACTCTGTGTTCTATCTGAATTAGAAACGATGTGTGGACCATTATATGCAGCTTGCGATGAACTTGAGATTACTATTTGCCCACCTTCTGGCATAACCTCTTCACCAGTAGCGTAGCTAACTACGGTAACTGTTGGTTTTAAAGGATTTGCAGAGTAGCCAATTATTGAAACAAGTTGAAGTTCTGCTCCTTGAAAGTCAGAGATCTTAACCATATCTGAGGGGTCTGTTACGTCAACAACGTCCATTTCACCACTATTAAAGTAGGCAATAAAAGCGGCATTATCTGAGATAGCTACGTTATCCATTTGTGCACCAGCCGGCCCATCAAACTGACTTATGAATACTGCCTCACCAGGTTTAGTGCTTAGGCCAGTATTGTGTAGCTCAATGTTATCGCCCGGGTCGCCACCTGCTTGTTGAGTTGTAAACTCATAAACCGATTCGGCGGCATTGTGTTGAAACTCTAAGAATTCTGTGGAAGTCGGCCCTCTTACTTGAAGACCCGAAACTATGACTTCCCCTGTGTTTAAAATAGTGAGATCTTGATCAGTAATAAGATTGAGTAATCTAAGATGGCCACCTCCAATTGGGGAGGCATCAGCAGTAGCGACTACGGCCCAATCCTCACCACCCATGGCTGTTGGCTCCAAAGTAAAGAAGACTCCATCATCATGTGAGCCTCTTAGCTCCAAAATTTTCTTGTCGGCAGTGCGGATATCCAGCGTTACTTGGGGGGAGGATGTACCTAGGCCTAATCTCTTTAGAGTATTATTCCAAAATATATTGGCGTTGTCTTGGGAAAGCTGTCCGCTTTCAGCAAAAACTACGCTGCCGTCTGTGAGGTTCAATGAGGCTATGCCCAGATCTACTAAATCACTTATAGCAATAAACCCGTCCGGCTGTCCTGCGCCGCCTGGGGCCGCGATGTAAGCTATGTCTGTGGATGCTGGTGAGGCTTTTGCGCCTCTGTCGAAAATATTGTCTTCGGCCATGGTGTTTCCCTATTAGGATGTGAAGTTAATGTTAGTATCATCTGTAAATAGAATTCTGAAACCATCAGTAAACACCATATCAGTAACTAAGTTTGAGCTACCGCGTTGCAATAAGTTATTCATTTCCGCCCCGCTGGCAGCTCTACGTTGAACTTTCAATGTAGGTCTGTGTGTTCTGAGAACTCTTCGTCTAGGGCGGAGATGGGCCATAATATAACCTTATTTTTGCTTTCTTGGCTGTCTTGTGCGGGGTTTACGTCCGGGTTCTTTCTTTACGTCGTCGTCAGATACCTTTTCCGCTTCGTCAGCGGCACTTTCAGTATTTTCCGACTCTATGGTCGTTTCTTGAAGTTTGTTAGGTTCTGGTGAGGTTTCTGGTGATCCTGAAAGTTTTTCTTGAAGGGCTTTTAGTTTCGCCTCGTCGTCGGAACGCTCTTTTTTACGGTCATCGTCGCTGACTGGACGTACAGCCACAAGGAGGTTTTTGGTTTCATCACCAACCTTCAACCGGTTGTAGACACCTTTCATAAGTCCGAGTCTGATTTGAGTTCGTGCGTCTACGGAGTGCATTTCTTTGTCACGTCCGCCGGGGGCTTTGACGGGCTTTCCGTCACTATCCAGTACTGTTACTCTGGCCATGGTTTTGTTTCCTGTTTTGTGTTTAGATATTCTGAGTAACGCCCCGGAAAGGATGAGAAACCGAGACGTTACGGCAGAATTATCTAACCATCATTTTGATATCTTCCGAGATGAAAGACGTCATTGTGAGGCTTGGAGTCGTACCGGCGAGTACGAGATTTAGTCGAACATAGCGGTACATAGTGTCACCAATCTGGTTATTGATCGGCTGTAGTTTACGTCCGAGTACGCCGCGGGGGATATCAATCACTTGATCTTGCACCGGGGTGCTGAACGCCAGATCCTCAGAGAACTCTACTCCGACAGAATAGACTTCGTCCGCATCAGCAGCATCAGCTACGGCAACATCCATAACGAGTGTTGCTTTACCGAAACCGAGGCCTTTCAGATCAACTACTGCGCCGAAAACTCCCGAGGCAGTGATGTTAGTGTTCTCAGCAAAGATTTGCAGAGCATCAATTGGCATTGCATTAATATTTTTTTTCATGATATTCTCCTATTAAACCGTGATTGCTGCGTCAAGTATACCGCCATATCGAGCAACGGTGAGAGGATGTGCCACGCCAACGCCCGGGACCCATTCGATATCACCTTTATGGAATACTGAACCGGGAATGTTACCGAAGTCATTGGTAACAACTCCACCCATTTGCGCACCGTACAAACCATCAGCACCGAGACGGGCCGCATAGAGCGACGTAGAGTTGGGAGCAGTTGAGCCTGCAAACGGTGAAATCTCGTCAAATGGCAAGATATCGTCATTGTTGAACGTGCCTTTTACTGGGACGATCGGAATACCATTGTACATAGTAATCGCAGTACCGAGGCCGGTTGCCGGATCATTTGGCAGGTAGTTAACGAAACCCGCAACTGTGCTGTCACGTCCAGCGGCAGTGAAGCGCAGAGACAGTGACTCAGAACAGAAAATAATCTGTGCACCACCGCGAATGGAAGCAAGGAATTTATCCAATGTAAGGAGAGACAGTGCGGAACCGTCTACAACGCCAGAGGTGGTTGTCTGAGAGGCTGGGAGTTGATCTTCAACGATGACCTGTAGGCCGTTAAACTCACGGGGGTTGCTTTGTTGATCGCCCTTGATAAAGTTTTCGTTGTAAGTGGCTCCGATGCCAAAAGCTTCTTGGCTCATGCGCTTTGAGAAAGCACCCATGCCTTTAGCTTTGATAAGTACACGGTCAACTTGAACGGTACGTCCGAGAGGGGCAACTGTGAATTGCAGCTTGGCAATATCTCCGCTACCTTCTGCAAGTTCTTCGTTGATCGCGCGGAAGGCGCTGCGGCTTTCTTCAGTGTCGTACTCTTCGGTGAATTGGAAATCGTCAACATTGACGAATGGAAGGAAGCCGAAAATCATGGAACTTTCAGCTATCGTGAACTGAGTAGCCATTGAGTTTGCGTCAATGGAATTCAGTTTCGCGTCTTCGAAAAGGGTAATACTCATTTTAAATATCCTTTCGGGTTAAGTTATTTTTTGCCCATCATCTTAGCGGCAGCCTCAAAACGCTGTTTTCCACTAAGACCTGCGAGCACTCCGGCGTTACTGGTTATAACTTTACCTCTACCACCTTGCGCACCACCGCCAGACATTGTATCAGCTTTAATCCAGTCATTCACATTAGCGCCATTTTCAAGCCACTGCTTTCCGAAGTCCTCCAAGGACAATCCGTCAATCGTGACGGTACCGGTTTCGCTCAGCTCGATTTTGCTATCTAACAGAAGCTCTTTTCTTCGAGCACCTTTTAAAGAGTCCTTAACCCCTAAGTCGGTGAGATGTGCATCCAATGCACTGTTTATAGTATTATTATCGTTTTGTTTCTTCAAATTGTCAAATTCATTTTTAGAATTAGTTAGCCGCTCTTTGTATTCACCCTCCACCCGTGCGGTGATTTCCTTAGTCACTTCCTCAACGTTTCCGTCCATCATTCGTTTTTTTAATTCAAGGTCTCGTGTCTTCTCTTGGGACTTCTTCAGATCGGATAGAATATCGTCACGGTTCTCTTTTAAACCTTTCTCTTGCGTATCCCGGAAAGTGTTATTATCCGTAACGGCTTTCTTTAGCATACCATCAATGAGCGTTTGTTGCTCTGGCGAGAAAATTGGAGTGGTTGTTTCAGATTTGGTTGCGGTATCGGTTGAGGTTTCTTGAGTAGACGTTTCTGTAGTTGAAGTTTCTTCAGTTCCAGCCATGATATTTTTCCTATTGCGTTTTGACTCGTCGGGACCATCCCGAGAGATACTTTAAACTACCCTCAAAAACACTTAAATAAAAGTTGAAAAAATAAAAAAGAATTTTCGCCCGTTTGAAATGTATATATATATAAAAGATCAACCTATTATTAATACACGCGTTTTTATATATATAGGTTACGTAGACATAGTTTGTGGTTTTTACCCCCAAAAAATACATGCGATGTAGTAAAGTGTTCTAGCGCAACACCTTAAAAGTCGAAAAACACCGGAATACCGTTTTTAGGCAAATTATTAGGCAACTTTTCGTTGATTAGCAGTGACTTACGATAGTTACGAAAATGTAACTAAAGTCATAAGTCGATGTTTTATCTTGATTTTTTAGGTGTTTGTGGTTTTTGCCCCCAGTTTTTCATACCGATTCTATAAACCCTTCTGGTTATAACGATAAAAACGTCCAAAAAACGTGCTATTTTTGTTTTACCCTCTAAAAAGGCACTTTTAGTTGCATGCAACAGAGGTGGATTGTTGCAATAAAAAACCCTCAAAACGTTGGGCATTTTGAGGGTGCTGGTTACTTAGTCCAGCGACAGAAAAAACTCTGCCAGAAGGAGCTTATCCAGCTCCAATCGTATCTGCTCCACCGGCTGCAATGCCCACTTGTGGCGCCTCCTCTTCTTCCTTCGGTTCCGGTTCGGTGAAATCAGTGTCAGTTTCAATGTCGGCCTCGCTTATAATCGCTTCCCCGGTGATCATTGCGTCAGTAAATTGTTTCTGTGATATCTTCCCAGCCGTTAACGATTCTAGCAGACTCTTTACCATGCCGGCGTCAATAGGAGTAGTAAGAAAGTCAGTATTAAGCATTACTTGAGTCTCTGACCCGACTACCCACGTTGTCGCTATTGTGACGCCGCGTGATACCATATTAGCCAACGAACCAAGAATAGATAACTCACCGATCATGTCGAGTCTTACTGTATCCGCAGATTCAACACCACGTTTCTCAGGTGACAACATACGGGCACCTTGCGCAGCCATACGCCCCTCAAGCCTCACCTGTTGATTCACAATAGGAGTGAAGTCTGTCTTGGGTTCCAAGAATGTTGCGTCAGCATCCGCGCCGTCTCCGGTGGTTGGTATGATTATACTTTTAGTTACTCCATATTCTAAAGGCTGATTGATGAATTTTTCCCACTGTGAATGTGGAACTTTAAACAATGGAGTGATACGTCCGAACATATGAATACAGGCACCAAGTGACCCGGATGCTCTGTAGTGACTTAAGTTAGTATCCGCCATGTCCAGTAACGGGGGTTTCTCTGTGTCCAGTCCGATAGAGTTAGAGTTAATACAAATGAAAGGTATCGTGTCGGGTCGTTCACCATCAATAAGGATATCGTCCACTGTTGCAACAATCTGCCCAGCTTCATTAAATACTTTCTGTACGTACAGTCCGTCTTCGATCATCAATACTCTAAACTGTGCCTCAGTGTCATGACTGAAAGGATCGTCGGGTAATTTCTCAATTTCTTCCTGTAGTACAATCGACACCACTTTTCGAATACCATTGATGTTTTTAAACTTCCAGTTAATAATACTCTCAGCAGTATACATCTTTAGATAAGGTCTAACGCCCGCGGCCCGGGCCTCATTGACGCTCAGTTCTCTAACTTCCTCAACCGTTGGCATATCGAACAGGATACCCACACGACCAACAACACCTACTTCATTTGTGATATCCTCAGTAAACGTCTCAATATCAGTACCTTCAAAGTCGATATTCGCTAACAGTTCGTCATCTTCATTTCCACCTATCTCTGTAGGTTTTCTGAAGATCATCCCCATGAACGCCTCAAACGTCAAACCTGTTGCATTATAAAATTCAGCATTAGCCAAATACAACTTATAGTCTTCTGACTCTGGACCATCACTTGAGTTAATAGGAGGTAAGTATAGTTGTTTCTGATCCTTTACGGCATCCTGTCCGGCTATAACGTCCCGCATTCGCTGCCATTGAGGTTCACGAGCTGTATATTCCGGGTGCTGTGTTTGAACTGAGTTTAGGTGTGACATTGAATCTCTCTTAGTTTTTGTTTCGTCATGTTAAACATTGGCATGCCACCCTGTGGCGCGAATTGTTCCGCTACTCCGGTCGTAGCGTCCGGGCCGTCGTCGTGCGAGTTCTTACCTTCTTTTGTGTATCTTGTCATAGCTTTAAAATACTCAGGGAATCGATGATTCCAATTGTGAGGAAAGAAAATGTTTTTCTGTACCCAATGCGATGCTGTTAGTATTCTAGAGTCTTTATTCTTAGACTGATGAAACCAATCCATAACACAAGTATTAGTATCATACTCTTGCAAAAGTATTTTTTCCACTGCACGCGCGAAACCACGTCCGCCGTTATTACTTTCTATCTTGCAGTAGTTAACCAAATTGAAATCTAACATATCAGCCAGTTCCGGTTCAGTGAGCTCCATTGCATCCTTAGTATAGATTACGTCCAGTATATATGCCTGTTTGCCATGTACCTCGTAGACTATCGCGCATAGATAGTCATCGCCAGTATCGGCCGTATCAACATAGCAATGGATTGGAGCTTCCTTGAGCGGTAAGTCTTCATATGTCATGAAGTTCTGATACATCTTTCCGGTAAGGTCAAGTGGTTCCTGAAAGTAGTTCGCCCGGAATACCTCGGGGCCAATAGTTTTTTGAAGGTCAAGAAAGTTTTCCATGTTACATATATCTTCACAGAGTAAATCACCACCTACCGTGACATTATCATAACGTATTACCGTGCCGTCGGGTGTTCTTATAGCTTGACGCTCAGTTACCTCATTTTCCATGATAGATTTTTTATACACATAAACATCGTCACCGTACAGATCCATTATGCGGCCGGCCAAGTCTTCGTCACGCCACCTTGTGTGATTTATGATCTGTTTACCATTGTTTTCTACACGTGAGCGGAAGGTATTACGGTAGAAGTTCCATATGTAATCTAAAGTTTTCTCATTGTATGCCTCCTCAGCATTCTTTACAGGGTCATCAATGATGCCATACGTGGCGCCCTTGCCCGTTAGTTGACCTTTGAAACCTGTTCCTAGGTAACTGAAATACTCGCCTTCTAATGCCCACTTCTTAGCTGCACTGTCACCTTTCTTAAGTGTTACACCTGTGAATACGTCTTGAAATATGATGTCGTCAGCGTCAGCACGTTCGGTATTTATATTGTCACGACAGAACCTTGAAAAGTCCGTCGCTAACTCATCATTGTACGATACTGTGATTATCTTTTCTGGTCTTCTATCCGGATCATGTTTGCCGCGACCTAACAGCCATGCACAGAGATTCGTGAGAGTGTAAGATTTACCGGTACGCGGTGGGAGGTTTAAAATAAGTATCTTGGCAATTTTACCGGATGGGGCGGTAAGTTTATTGTCCGCGAACTTCTGAAGAAGGTCGGCCAGTTCCTTGAGATGAGGTTTGTTGTCATCGTAAAATTCCGGATCTTTCAATCTCAAGTAATTATAAAAAACGCGACGCGCAAGTTCTATCTGCACGTCACGTATACTTATTTCAAACGTTGGATTCACTTTGTTTTCATCACTAATATAGTTTTAGCATTCATGAGTATCACCAAGTTTCCTTCACGTACCTTTTGCAATCCTTTACCTTTCCGTCGTGTCTTCAACTTAAGGTATTTCAAAACAAAGTCATGACCATCGATAAGTGTGTCAAGTCCCGTATATGCAATAGCCGTACACTTACCTTTAGTGAACGTAAACGTCACACGTACCTCAGTACCGTGCAGTTTGAACATAATGAGGTTAGCTTGTTCCAGCACGGGCTTACGTTTGTACACCTTCTTGATGTTTGCTTTACTGTATCCTAACTTTGCCTGTAAACTTACGGTGAGTAGTACGAGTATGAATAGTATTAGACGTTTCATTTTACGGCGTCCTTTAGAGCTTCCTCGTGAGTTGCTCCGGTTCCCTTAGTTTGGATTATTTCTTTCTTGTCTTTGTAGCACAGCCAACAAATTACTTTTCCTGTATCAAGTCCTGAGAACTCAACACGGAAACACCTGTCCTTTGCCTGGAGGTCTTGGAGTATTTGAGTCATTTACTTTTCCTAGGACATTTACGTTTACCGTCAACAATCTTACATTTCTTGTTTTTAGCTTTACCACTCTTTGCTTTAGGTCTTGCTAGGTGCTTTGACATTCTCTATTCTCCTTTTTTCTGGTACTTCGACAGCTCTAAAAGGACTACCATGTTTACCTCCGTCTAAGTGACGAATTCTGTTCACAAGCCTGGTCAGGTGTGATCTAACTTGAAGTTGCTTAATATCCGCTAACTCAGAATACGCGACGATGCGAAGCACCGCGTTTACCTCTTTAATTGCGTCCTTGCGGAGCTGTGTACGTTCTTCTTTTTTAGTCACTTTGCGACCTCCTTTCGATTCCTGATAGCTTCCCTTTCTTCAGCTGCCTTTTTTAACTTATCAACTTGTCGGATAGCTAATTGCTCTAACTCCTTCCTGTTCTTGATAGCTTCCTTAGCGTCATCTATCATCATTGCAGCTAACTCTGGATTATCATCAGCTTTCTTTAGTTTCTGCATCAACTTCTGATACAAATGCACTACGGGTGACATGTTACCTATGTTACTATGATCAGTATCGATAGACAACGTTGATCCCGTCACAGTTACTTTCAATATTATATTAGCACCAGTAAGAGCACAATTAAAGTTAACTGTCCCGGCGTCGATCGTTTCACCGTTTAAAATCTTCTCGTCGTTACTCATTTCCATCCCTGTGAATTATTCATTATTTTATTTCCTAGTTGTTAAGCCATTCATTAAGTTCTTGCATTACATTGGGTGCATCTTGTGAACTGTAGATAGTCGGGTAATTTTTTGTGAATCTTTCAAATTCATCTGACCAAGCTTCTCCCGTATCTTTACGTAATATATAATACTCCATTTGTCCGCTAAGTTTAGGACTTTCAACCATGCATAGCTCTATGCTGTCAGGGGCAATCATTTATTCGCCTCTCGGGGCGGGGTTTTCGTACATCTCGTATCGGTGACGTTCGAGCTCATAGATAGCCGATTCTACCTTCGTAAATAAGATTTCTTCCTCATCATGGCTAGAGGTAATGCGGCTCTTAGAGTCTCTCAAGAGTTCGATACAATATTCTATGGTTTCTTGCGATAAATCATTCATTCCACACTCCTTTTAGTTTCTAACAGTTTCTGTAACTGTTCGGTAGTTAAATCACTCGCTTCTATGCGCACAACATTCTCATTATTTTGCACATTATTTGTGATGTTTATACTCTGTTCTGCGGGCTTGTCACGCCACCTTGTAGGGTTACGATTCTTCAACCAAAAGATCATTGCGGCCGTATCGCCCTGTTTCGCCTTATTTATCAGAGCCTGAGAGACTTGTGCATCCGCCAAATGCTTTCCGTTTTTTATGGCATCGGAAAATGAGGGATGTTTATTCTTCCACTCATATATCGTATCTATATTAACCTCAAAGACTTCCGCAAGAAAAATGTCTGATGCATCGAGTAAACAATACTTGTATGCTAACTCAGCATATTCTTTCTTATATTTTGTAGGTCTACCGGCTGGCATTATGCTTTCCAGTAGTCAAAGTAATCGTGCCAGTATAAGGCTCATCACCAATGTAAGTAAAAGTGCCGTCGCCATTGTCCAATAAAAAATAAGCAGCAGTAATACCGATGTCTTTTCCACCCACATCTACCTGACAGGTTGTTTTGTCTGCATTGGTATTACCTAACATCTGAGTCAATGGTTGGCCGTTACACGTTAATTCCTGACCTTTCGTGAGTTTCGGTAGTTTGTTCATTATTTGGTTTCCTCGTTAAATGGTTACGCGTTTACTATACAGTACTTTCAGATTATTTAAATACAAAAAGGGTAAATCCGACCCTCTCAGAGTTCGGCAACAAACATTTAGGCAATTAACATTTGTTATAGTTTAGTAGTGGAGAGGGTCGGAAAGTATTAGAAAGGTACGCAATCGAGATTAGTACATGATCCTTCGGTCAATCCACCCCCACACATATCACAGATTCCATTTTCACGAAAAAGAAGTTTAAATCTTTCCGGGTGTAACGTAAGATTTCCCTCAACTTTTCGCCATTCATGGACACAGCTAGCAGACGTGTAAAACATAGTTTCTCCGTATGTGGCGATCAGAATTGTACAGTCACCGTCATTACTCCACACGTCACCGTGTTGATAATCGTTGGGCTCGATAGGCTTGATACGGAATTCGTTACGCTCCCAGTTCCATAGTGCGCACTTATGATTTAAGTCTTCCCACTTATGATCCTGAATTTGTGTATCTCTGAACTGAAGGGGTTTTCCCTCATCCTCCGCTTGCATCACTTCTATCTTTTCTTTTGTAGTCATCTTTTCCGTTTCCTGTTTTTACGTTCTATAGATTCTTGTTTTTTTCTTTCGTGTCGGTTCATTGGTATAAGTTCTTTCAGTAATGGTGGAGATATGTGTTCTTCAATGCGCATACTATCAAAGGGATTATCGATTGGTTTGACAAATAGTATATGATCGTGATATTTATCCTCAAGTTCCGCTCTTATCTCAGGTGAAAATGTCGAAGATCCTATTAATATCGAAACCGTACCCATACAAGACTCATGATAGTATTGAGGTATCTCAAGTCCTCCTGACAGGATTACAAAGTCTTTCCCTTCTATGCTCATTTTCGTAAATACCTTAGTTCTTTTATAATTTCCTTTCTGTTATTATCCTGTTGAACTTTCCCAACAACTAACAAAATTAGAATGGCGCTCAGTAGGACAATAATCCATAGCAGCATATATTGTGTAATAAGTGGAGGTTCCATTACTGTCCTGTTCCATCTTCACGACGAATCGTAACTGTATGTCCATAATAGAATTTAACGTCTCCATCGATGTTTACCGCAAACTTTCCATCGCTTGCGTACTCTCCCATGAAACCAGTTGCAAAATCGAACCCGTCATAACTACAAATAACGGCATAACCTTCACAGAGACAATTTTCGTGAGTTTCTTTACATGCTTGACAGTACATTTTATTTAATCCCCTTAACTTCAAACATATAGTGATTTTCAGCCGCTTCCATAGCGCTTTCAGCATTACTGAAAGATCCTAACATCGTGTCATAGTAGGTTAGCTCAAAAGACTCGTCAGTTTCGTATATTTCAAAACCTAAATCACTCTCATATTTTTTATATCCGAATTGTTGTTTTACTGAAAATTTCATGTCTCGTTCCTCTTTGTCGATTGTTAATTGGCTACGTCTCTACAGTAGTGCATGTTTGCGTTTCTGCCAACTTATAAACTAAATAAATGTTAAATTCTTTTAATAAAATCATAGGCCATGAAGATCCACAACGTAAATGTGAAAACTCCAAGGACGATATAAAACCACCTAGACATCTATACACCGACTATCATGTACGAACGTTGAGAACACTTTGAATAACTCCACACCGTCTATGTACTCCATACACTTATCTAGCGTTGCCAGACGATACAAATACCTCAGACGTATCTCACCGTTCCATATACGACCTATCTCTGTGTTACATACTGAACAGTCAATTGTCAGTACTTGAAACCCGTCTCCTTTCTGTCCGTCAGTTGTAATTATCTTATGAATACTTTCTTTCATAATATTAACCGGATTTTTCTTAGATGTGAAAAAATACGTTCCGTCTCGTGTGATCTTAGGTTTCTTCATATTTGTAAATCCTTAATGGTTTTCTTATCTTCTTTTTTAATTTCTTTCTCAAGTTCCATAATAGCATTCCACAGTCCATTACATGGAAGTCCGGCAAACTCTAAGGAAGTATGGATCTCATCAAAACATCTTAATATTGCTTCATCTTTTTTATTCATGTTCTCTCCAAAGATCCCGGAGTCCGGCACTGTTCGACAGCGTTTAATCCTGACTCCGGAAAAATGTTCATTTTATTAATATAAATTTCTTTTCACATTTTACACATTCACGAAACAAGACTGTGTGTCTCCCTGCTAATATAGAACTTTTCAACGGTCCTTTTCTGTGTGTGCAGAGGAATTGTTTAATCTCTTTTAGCATTAGTTCTTATACCATTTTTGAAATTCTGAAACTGTCATGCTATTTGCTATATGAAGTTCGATCTCTGCACGTCCGTCTCGGATAGTGACACTGACAACCTTTAAGTGTAATTGCCAGTTTCTACCTCGCAATTCATCTGATGCTATTAAGTCGCCTTTGCGTGGAATGAAGTTATGAGTAGTACAAAATCTTTCGGCGTCACTCCATGTTTCACAGGGGTGCAAATCCAAATTAGTTCTAAATGAGATATCCATCTCTAATTCTCCTTAAAAGCCGTAGCTTTACGTTTCATATTCTTGTTACCGTACATATCGTTCAACCATGCTGACTTGTGCAATGCTCCTAAGAACGTTTCAAAATCTACAGGGTGATACATCAAACCTTCTTCCGTTTCTATTCGTACTCTAAACATTTTTGCTGACCTTTTTTATATTTAGCTCTGTATTGATCGAACCGCCCTCAATAATCGTATACAATTTCATCTAACTCTGCCCCTTGAGATCTCAGCCAGGGTACTAATCTATTTTCGAAGCAAGATACACATAAATCTACTTCGTAGCCCTTCATTTGGCCACCTTCTGGCCACACATCACCTTGCTTCATATACATCTCAGAATACTGACTATTATACTCCCCAACATCATAAACATCATTTTTACAAATATCACAAATAGTCTTATCTACGACACTTTTATTTACTGCTGGAATTTTCTTAACTTTATATATTTTCATTTTAAATTCTCCCTTAAAACATTGCGAAATCAATTGCAAGATCCATAACGATCTCAGACTTAACTTTATCTTTCCTTGTGAAGTCACTCAGGAGGCGGCTCTGCTGCTTAAGAGTGTGGACAACCTTACCAGAACTTACGAAAGTACCTTTAGCGGCCTTGTGGCTTGCTGTGAGGGCTTCAGAGCGACCTTCTTTATTAGATCTTTGATTTGCTGATTTCATGATGATTGATTTTGTCATTTCCTTTCTCGTTGTTAATTGGTTACAAGTCTACAGTAGTGCATGTTTGCGTTTCTGCCAACTGTAATGGTAAAAAAATATTAAAGTTTATTTTTAGTCCTCAAAATACCTTGCTCCTAATAAAATATGTATTGTGTCCCCTAATCCTTTCGTTACGGATCGCGCCAGTTGGTATTTCTCTGCTACAGGCTCTCTTTCAACCCCAATTACCCCCGTATGTTCCTCTATTGATGAAACTACTTTCTCAAAATGGATAGAAGCTTTATATGGGTCACTAAAGTATTCTTGTTTTTGCATGTTACTGGCCGTGATAGTTGATGGATATGGTCCGAGACGGGTTTCTACTACGTAAAACATATTTACCTCTGATTTTATTTATAGAAAGCTAAAAACATTCTTTTAGCGAGATCCACATTCTTGGCATTAGCCTTGGCTTTACAAGGGAGTTTCTTGAGTGCGTGGTCAATATCAAACTCGTTTGACCCACTATGTAGCAGCTCGTCATTCCCCGCACCTCTAATCATCATCCAAACTCCGCCGCATTCGTTTACATCAGCATCTATATTAGCAACAACCTTACCGGCTACTTTGAAATGCATGTTGTTAAGGGTATCAAGAATGAATGCCTGTTTGTTGGTGAGTTCGAAGGTTGTCATTTTGTTTTTCTCTCATTGTTAATTGGTTACGAGTCTACAATAGTGCATGTTTGCGTTTCTGCCAACTGTAATGGTAAAAAAATATCAAACTTTCTTTGAGAATCTAAAACTGTGACAGTATCCCTCACCTACCCACACGACGTTATATTCAATTTTTAGAGGTTGATACTTACCGTACAACGATAGATGATTTCTCAAATCTTCCGGCAATACCTCATGGTCGTAATAGGTCTGTACCTGCTCGTGCTCTGCGTCCTTGTACAAAACATCGAACACTGCACCGGTTATAAGACTCTTAGTGTCTTGATACATTATTTACGCTCTAAAAGTTTTTCGATTTTAATTAACATAACGACAGCTCTACGTGCATCAGCTTCACGACGTACTAACATTTCTTTAACTTGGATATGAAGGTCTGCAAGACTCTTTTTAATATCTCGACTGGTCACAGCTTTGTCAATATTTGTTTCCAGCTTATCGACTACGCGAGAAACGGATCTGATAGCCTCCCCGTTGTCAGTGGCATTAGTCGTTATTTTCACTACGAAAAATATATTGAACAACGCAATCAAAATTATAGCTATAGTGTGTTTATTCATTTTTGGGGATTTTCCTATTGTTTTTGACATATACTATTATACAATGTCAAGCTTGCTAATCAACTTTTTCTAACTCTACCGGAAAACAGGGTTTCCCCATTAACTCCCCGGTAGGACACCGTCCACCGCATGTGCAGGGGTGCCGGTGGGTGGCCGGTTTTTGGGTGTTTTTCTCTGTAACCTGTTTATGCTTAGGGGTCGAGGGGTTGCCGGTTTCGGTCACTTACAGAACCGTTCTACGATTCCACCAGATACTGCAAGGGGTATATCTTTTGCCCAATCCGGTGAAATTATCATAAGTTTCTCTATTTCTTCAACAGATCCGTCACCTTTTTTAAACGTTCCTACGATCTCATCGTGTACTGTAAGAGACAGTTTATACGTCCCAGTGTCCTCTAAACGTTCCATAGCTTCACACATGATATCACGAGCAATAGCTTGAGCTGCATTCTGAAAGAATTTCCCCCCATACATACGTTTCTTTCGCCAGTTAACAGTGAAGTCGGGATCTTTAATTTCTTCGGTGCTTTTCTTATCTTTTCTATGTCCGAAATAATGAACCTGTGGCGACATATTACCATTGCCCCATTTATCAACATATTCTACTGCCGCACCGGGATATTTTAGGGTTCTACCATTCGGCAATCTCATTATTAGAAAAATATCTTTCTTAATGAATTTGAATATCCCCGCCTTAAAAACTTTGTCAGGTGTACTAATTGCGGCTATGGCTGCACGTCCCATTTTATCCCATAACTCAGTAACTCCTGGCCTACTCGACCTATAAAGCGTGACAACTCTGTGAGCTTCGCAAGTGTGATGAATTCGCCCATACTCGGTGTCTTTTTTACATTTGCATCTCACATCGATCATCTCTTTTGTGTCCTCATATAATTTATTACCATATGATTCATGTCCAACACAATAACCGAGTTTCAATACCCCCTCTTTACATATTGCTCTCTGAATACTGCCTTTATCTAATGCATGTGCTTCCTCATGTGATAAACCAAATACTACTTTTGCGAACTCGCGGTAAACGCACAATCCGGCTCTAAACGTTTTTAGGTCGTTTTCAACACCCCCTAGCCATGCTATAACTCGCCCTTCAATAGCTGAGTAGTCAAACTGAAAAAGATCCTCCCCGGGAGGTGGTATGATAAAACCACGTAAACAGGAGGATAAAACCTTAATAACACCCTCTTCTCTGTATATTTCTATAAAATCCTCTGGTGAAAAAGTCTTTAAATCCCTAAAAAGCTGATCGATGTTTTTATAGATGTTCCTCGACGGTAAATTTTGCGGTTGGAATAGCCTCCCTGCAAATCTCCCTGTAGCTGACGCACCATAAAATTGTATAGCTCCGTGTATCTTCTTATCTGACGTCATACACATGATATATTTTTTTAGTTTACTCAGTGATGTCTTAGCCGCTTCGTTTCTTATTATAAGATCTTTTTCAAACTCAGGATTTAGAGGCTTACGCATCAGCTTTTCTATGGTTGTGGCTTTCATATCTTTAAGCCCGGCTGAATACTTATTATTAAAATATTCGCGGACTTTTACCCCCTGCGTAGGTTTAAGGCCTGTACGTTCTTTAAACTTTTTTACTAGATCAACTTTATAGATCTTTTCCACTTTTTGAGCTGCTTTAATGGCTTCAACGTCGATGTATACGCCGTTTCCGTTCATGCGTTTGTCAAGATTAAATAGGTTCTGTTCGTGCATCGGCAATGGTGCAAGGTAATCAGAGATAGCTGCTTCGACTTCGACGTCTTGACGGCAATACTCATAAAGGTTTTGGTACTTCTCCTCCCACTCCGGGCGTTCTCTCGTATAGTACTTTTCGGGCTTTGCTTCCGTTACCCAATTCTTTTGCCTAGGTTTGCACAGGTCGAGCATGTTACGACTACCAGACATGTCTTTCTGTTGATCAAGTCCTAAAGCTTTAGCACAGGTCTTAAGTGATGCGGGAAGATTGAAGTAAAGTGCTCTAACCATGGTACAGTGCCAGCGAGTGTAGTGTACGTCAGGGATTCCACAAGTTCTGAACCCGCAATGACGGAACAATAATCGCTCAAACGATTCATTAAATGCGTGTAGTTCTACTTCGGGGTCTTGAAGTTTCTGTAGAAAATGATCATTTAGCGGGATCATTTTATTAAAATCATCGTGGGTCAAATATTCACGTTTGTCACGTGGCTTAATTACGTAAGTTTTTTCGTTATTAAGCTTAAAAGAGATGCAGAGAATTACAGTTGATTCATGTTGTGAGTAGACAGCTACGCCTACTTTCGTTAAGTCTATATCCGAGCGGGTTTCAATGTCTATACTCATCTTCGTTGACATTTTTGTTTTCTGTGCCATATTAAAGTACTTCTTTAAGTAGGTTAATGGTTACGAATTCACCTCAGTGAGAACTTAAACCCCCGTAGATGCAATGTCTACGGGGTTTTTCTATTTAGTCCGTCTCTGAGAACATCTCTTCCTCATCAAACTCAACCTCACCGGCCTTTTCGGCCTCTTTAGGTTTCTCTTTAGGTTTCCCTTCAGTCTTTACCGGATCACCTGCGAAACTTGCGGAAGCATCCTCTTCGTCTTCCTTTTCGTTTCCTGTAGATTCGAAAGCACCGGCTGAGTCGTTGGAGCCTCCCCCATATTCCTCCCCTTTGGCGAGAAGCTGAACGGATCGAAGACCAAGAGCAACGCCGAAGTTTTCCGGGTTAGTATAGGCGTATGGATGTACTTGGACTCTTACTATAGATTTTCCGTTTACGGCGTCGCCGTTGCATGGTCTGAGGTTCCAATCAATCAACTGAGGCTTTACTAGAGGTTTATCCATGGGCTGTTGTGTTTTCTTATCCATTTCATGTGAAAGGCTGAAATATGTTTTTGCTGAGAAAAATATATGTCCTCTCATTGCTCCGTAATTTTGTTCAACCTGTGCTATCTCATCCGCGTCAGCCCCTTCCAACTCAAGCTTTTCTATCTTATTGTCGATGTAGTCTGAGCCCTTCTTAAAAGGCAAGTTAGCTCCTCGTTTCTTTTGGAACTCAGAGTTTTTAAACTCTTTAACTTTTTCCATTATATCTCTAAGAGCTGCACACTTCTCGGGGAAAGCTACACAAATCTCATATGCGTCACGTCCTTTACGATTTTCTTTCATTTCATCGAGAAAAGGTTTAAAACATACGAAACCTTCACCAGTCATCAGTAAAGAGTATTGATCAGCAGCATCTACGTTAGCATTTTTTGTTACTGCGAATTTTGCGTTGTGTTCGTGTTTTTCGGTGTAATTAATCATTTTTATTTCCTAATTTTATTTTCTAATGTTTTGTTTTAACTGCCGTTGCCGTTGCCGTTGCCGTCGCCGTAGCCGTTGCCGTAGCCGTTGCCGTAGCCGCTGCCGTAGCCGCTGCCGTAGCCGTTGCCGTTGCCGTTGCCGTAGCCGTAGCCGTTGCCGTCGCCGTCGCCGTCGCCGTAGCCGTTGCCGTAGCCGTAGCCGTTGCCGTCGCCGTTGCCGTTACTCACTTTTTTGTCTCAGACAGATCAACACCTTCAGCAATAGGAATGACCTCACATACATCATTGGTTGTCAGATCCATCGCTGGTAAGAGGGCGGCAATTCTTGAGTTACTTCGATCTACCCCGTTCATGGCAACCTCAGACAATGTAAAAGCGCCGCTCCATTTCCAAATTCTATTAGAGTTTTTTACTTTAAGCACCAATTCGTTTCTGTCCACTATCTCTCCGACGTGAACCCCCGCGTTTCTGCATCGAATAACACAGCGGTTCGTTAGGACAGTCTCCGCCGATAATGAGGATTTCTTTAAGTAGGTTTCACCGTTTATGGTGATTTCGTTTGTTTCGGACATTTTTTATTTCCATTGTTTTTGGTTACGTTTCCGCTTAGTTGCGGTGATAATAGTATAAGTCACGTTTAGAGATGTTCAAGTTACTATTTTACTTTTAGTCAATTATATTTACTAAATATGTTTTAGTCAATTATATTTACTAAATACTTTACAAGGATTGTTTGGTTCTCCTAGTTCTCCTGCCAAATACATATCTAAATACCGCTGAGTTATTCGTTTACCGTCCACCGATCCGCAACAACCTTTACATGCACACGAACTCGCATTACATATGCGCAGGTTTACAGGATGTGTTGAATCTAAATGTTCTTTTATTTTTTCATAGTAGGTCATAAGGATTTATATAGTTCCTGCATGGCTACCAGTTCATTCACCGCATTTATTATTACCTTTCTATTCTTAGGAGCTGAAAGTTCTTCAAAAACTCTCCGATATTGGGAATTATCCATATACACTTGATCACTTATAGATTTTATTTTGCTGTACACTCGTACCAGTTCTTCTATATGTTGAAAATCCGTAGGACCACTCATAATTTTATCCTTCTCGTATGTCCACTATCACAAGTCCCGTAAGGGTGCCCCGTTTCATAATCGACAGTTACAATTGCTTTACCACATTCCGTACAATATCCGTGACGTGGTGCAGGTCTGACTATTATTGTGGTGTTAGTTTTCATTTTTTAGCGTCTCTAAAGCCATACATAAACATCCTAAGCACATGTTAGCTTCTCCTACCTCCATGACAGCTTCAGTATGCGAACCACATTCATCACACATACACTCCGTCCATCTACTGTTTCCTATAATTTTATCTACGGTATCGGGAGTTCTTTCATCATCAGATAGTCGAAGAAGGTTATTTAATATTTCTATTTTATCATTTCCGTATCTGCCGGACTTATAGTGATCCCCATATGTCTTACATATATTTTTTGCTTTTTTTATTCTAGATATTACCCTCATCGTGTCGCCTCAAATCCATTTCCAGCACTCTCAGTTCCCTCAAGTAAGATCTCAATACTGGTAACAGTCATGGTGATATCCATGTACATACTGGAGTATCTTTTCAGTGGCTTTGTAAGAATCTTTAAGAGTATTGCATTTTCTTTAAATCTTTTCTCCCAGTCGTCACCGAACTCATCTTTGTACTTTGATTTAATCAAACTCAAAAAGTCTTTAGGTTCTAAACCTTTCAACAGTTTTTCGGCTGTCTTCGGTCCGATCCCTTTAATTCCGACGATGTTGTCCGTTGAGTCTCCCATAAGTAATTGCATGGCGTATTGTTGCTGGCCGGCAGTTTTTGAGACGATACTATTCTTGTGACTGGTAAGGTTGTAGTGGTCTCCGGGAATCATTAGTAAATCTTTATCAATTGAGCATATCACCGACGATTCATTTCTGCTCTTGCACATTGTTTGCATGATCCCTAATGCGTCATCAGCTTCGATGTTGTCGCATATGCTCGCGCCGAAATCATTTATCAGAATATTTCGTACAAGGTCGTAATGTGCCGGACGACTCCGGCCCTCACGGTTTCCTTTATAAGGATGACTCACCGCTATTTTATCACGGAAAGTTTCGTCCGGTGATAAGAATATTGTTATGTGAGTAGCATTAGTGTTTACTACCGTTGCTCTGATCATGCTTTTCAGCGCGTCTACAGCGATTTGTGGATCATTGGCGACTGACACCCACTGAAGAGACTTGCGGACGTTCTCGGGAGCATACTCACGTTTTTTATAATATTGGCCCTCTTCCCAATCAAGGTAAACACTGAATTCAGCAGCAAATGCCGCTTTGTACACCAGAATATCACCATCAATTAAAGCTCGTCTTTGTGGCATTTTAGATATCTCCGTTAAGTATTTTTGTGATGTACGTGGGATGAACGAAACATTTTCTACCGTGACCGGATTTTTTTGAGATATCCCCGATGTCTTTAGCTCGTATGAGCTTGATTCGTCCTTGGCTTTCGAGATTTCTAAACCACTGTCTCGTGGTTTGGCAGATTGCGGCTGCATCACAAATAGGTATAGGTACATCGCGCATACTAGCCAGAGCAGCGCTGAACTGAGTTTTTGAGTCAATTAGATTTTCTCCGTATAAGGCGTCAAACGCCTCGTTAAGGGCATCAAGAGCACGTACAAATTGTTCTTTGTTAAATTCTCGGGGGATCAAACATTCAAAAGTCTGAGTGTCGTAATAGTTTTTTTCTTTCTGGTATCGTTTGGATTTAGACATAATATTACCCCTCATTATTGAGCTCTTTTAGTAATTTATCCCCACGAGCTTGCAAATGTCGGACTGTATCCTTACTGGAATCTAGCTTTTTTAAAAGCTTAACCAGCTGCTCCTTGGGAAGGTGTTTGATGTTATCTGCTACAAATGACATCAACATGCTAGCCTGTGAAGAGAAAGCCTCAATGGTCTTATCTTTAATAAAAATTATTTCGTCGGTCATGGTTTTTCCTTTTTGTTAATGGTTACAAAAATAATAGAACTCATCTTTATTCTAATGCAAGGTTGGCAGAAAACAAACAGTGGAGAAAGTCGCCAAAATCCGCCGGTTTTAAAAATGTATAATTATAGAATCATACTTAGTATAAAATAGGCGCGTTTTATATATATAGGTTCCGTAGAATACGTTTTGTGGTATACAAGCGTTTGTAATTCACTTTACGAAATTGTAATTCATGCACAAAATTGTAACTTTGTGGTTTTTAGGGGATAAAAATACACGTGATTCTGTAACTTGTTCTGATGTAACGCTTCAAACAGGTGAAAAAACGTATTATTAATATTTGGAGAGGTTTAACATTGACAAATGCAGTGTCACAAATTATGCTAATAATGTGACCATAAAAAACCCGGAAAGCACCAACTTTCCGGGTCAACATCATCAAACCTTGGAAATATTATAATGCCCCAACGTCAGACTGTCAACCAAAAAACACCTGTACTACTCTCGCGCGGTGTGCACCGCTCAGGCTACGATCACACCGACGCACCCGATAGAGCTACAGGGATGTTTACCCGAACACTTGAAGAATTCCTTTCACCTACTTTTGGGCACAGGCACAGAGGGAAAGATGACTGTTACTTTATGCCCGGAATGCATGACTCAAAAGTTTACCGTTACCGTGTAAATGACTCAGACTTTGATCACAAAGATGAATATAAGTTTTTTCTAATACCTATTGATATCGACGTGTACGGGCATGATGGTCGTACGAAGTGGAGAGACTACCCCGACTCAAGAGATGTCATACACTCTATGTGGAATGAATCGGAGTTTATTAGCTCTCATGCTTCCGTAATTTGTTCGTCGTCTGGTGGTATACGCATAATTTTCAAGCTTGATAAATTCGTTAATTCTCTTGAGTGGCGAACTCTATATGATCGAACCGTAAAACAGATCGCTAAAGATTTTAAAGGTGTTTTCGGTAAGCGTGGCAAAATGACTTTTGAGGTCGATAGACGCACGTTAGTACTTGATCCCCGAAATCCGGGCTCACTCACCCGCGTACCGTACGGCTATCGCTCCGGTGCGCCTGTCACAGAGGCTAAGTATTTTTTCGACATGGGTATGGACGAACTAGCGGAGAACGTCTTGCCTGTGGATTACTTCGGCAAACTTGAAGAATATGAAAAAGTAAAGTGTGAGATCTCAGGGTACGAAATGGTTAACCTCAAGTTGCCTGTACCGTTGCCGGATACGATAGAAGAATTACCGGAAGGTATCAATCGGTTCCATTGGCCGGACGGGCCACCAAAAGCAGGAGAACGAGAGTTAGCAATTTTTCAAGAAGTATCAAAAGCTAAAAGATATTACAGGGACAACTTGACACCTGAACAATATTACGCTTACTTCTACGACGCCATAATTTCAGAGATGGATAACACGGGGGCGAAGATCGCCCCGAGTGTTCAACTATGGCACAAGATAACTAGAGACTGGTATCAAAGGAGCGAAGCGGAGACAGCCGCCGGAAAAAAGCTCGATATAACCCATTTGCGTAACAGCGGTGGGGAAGTCTTTTATCCCGCAAGAGACTTCGATAAAGTTAAATCTACGGCAGAAACATTCGAATACGCCGCAAGAGAGTCAAAGAAAGTAACGAAAGAGCTACTTTCCATGACGAAAGGAGCGGCGTTTCTTAACCCGCCTCCCGGGGCAGGTAAAAGTACTTCAGCCGTTGAACTGTTAGAAACGAACGGAGGAATATATCTCGCACCATCCAACAAACAAATACTTGATCTGCTAAAAAAGATTTCCCGTAAAAGGATCAATCAAGTCTTATCCTATCGTGAACTCATACCGATAATTTGTTCCGGTGACAAAGAAGCGATTGCAATACTTAGGACTAAGTACGATAACGAGTATAATCCACTGTACGAGGTCGCACAAATACAACTTTTTGAACTTAACGAGAATTTACCCGACGCAATTAAAGGTCCATTACATATTCGCAGGGGCAGGTACTGGTACATTAAGTCGTTCCCTGAGTACATAAAAGAATTTTATCCCGTACAAGCATCCCAACTCACTAAAGAGAATAAGAAACGTATAGAGAAACTTGAGGCCGGACACACTTCAGTTATCACTCATGCCAAGTTTTTGACTATCTGTTCACGTCCGGGAGTTCAAGGAATCGTTAATACTCATCAAATAATCTTTGACGAAGCGGAACCAATCGACGTTGTCGAACCGGAAAAGTTTTTGGATCAAGCCACCGTTACCGTTTACGGAGTAGAAATGCCGCCGCCGTATTTGCCTTCCCGTGAGCGTCAGACCGATTTTGTAAAATTTCTAAAGTCACATGTGGCAATCTTCATTAATGCTGACCATGGCCTTGAACGAACTTTAAAACATAACGGGTTTGAAGATGTGACGACGTATGGTAAGAAAATGTCACCTATTCTTGATAATGACCTTCACGTAGTATTGTCACCGGACCTTGGTGCAGGGTTCGCACCGTTCCGAAATGAGGAAGATACACGGGAGATTTCTCCCCGGGCCATATACGCCGGACAGGTCAACAGTAATATTTATACGTTAATGACTAACGGTTGTGACGTAAGCGGAAAATCTTTAACGAAGTTCAACAATCTAAAACGTGTTATCGGTTCGAATGATTATTTGAATTCACGAGTTATCTCTCTCATAACAAATCCGACACCCGAACAGATAGCGGAAATATCTTATGCTACCGGAATTAAACCGGAACGAGCACAGAAACTTATTTTTCAGAACTTAATTAATCAAGTTATCAGTCGTAACGTAGGTTACAGATCTCACGATGTTGTCAACAACTATCGAATATCCCACGGGGATAAAATAGCGCCTCACAACAACGAACACATTTTAGTACTCCCTAAGTCCTGTCAGTACGAAAGTTTGAACCTTATAGTAAAAACAGTCAATGTGTGGACGATGAAAAGCAAAAAGATCCCTACACAGGTTCAACCGTATTTAGAGTGCATTGACGAACTTATAAAGATACGTGCAGCTCTTTACAATATCGAACCGGGAGACGCCTCCGGTGTTTTGGCTATGGCAAAAAAGTTAGATCTCAATAAGAAACTTATCCTCAACATGATAGTAACTGATCGTGACCCAATGTTAGCAGATTTTGAGTATAAGAAGTGGAAAAAACTGGACGGAAAGAACGTCAGAGACGTCATTATCCGACATGAAACTTTGAGTGAGGTTCTTAAGAAGTGTTTAGATAAACTCACTGATTCGTTACCACTAAAAGATTTTTATAAATCTCTCATAGGCGAAACAAGTGAAAAGTATATCAAGAATCAAAATCATAAAGACCTTAAGGATTTCATTAAACGAGAGGTGTTTAGATATAATTTTCGTGTCGTAAAAAAACAACGTGTCGATTATTTAGCGAAAACTGATGAACAATCTTTGTTTTCCTAGTTTGTATTTCTGCCAACCACGGTGTAGGGTAGTTTCGTAACCATTAACAACGAGAGAGAACGAATGACTCAATCAGAAGTAGATGAGGCTGTAATAGCCGCAAGAATTACCTATCGAACCGACGAGTGGCTTAAATCAAAAAAACGTGTAAAATTCAGTTATGGCCCGAATGGTTGTAGATGTGTTTTTGTTCCCGATATTTTTGGATACAAACCGGTTTTGGAGGTGGTATCCGAGTATATCGCAAGCGATAGGAAATCCAGAGGACTGAAACCTCTTGAGACTGATATATGGGGAAATAATGACTACTCTGTAGAACGTGTAGATACCATAGCAAACTCCCACTACAAAAAAAGGACAATAAAATGAGCTGGGCGTATAGAGAGTATCTTGAGTCCCTTAGTGATACCGGACGGGAGTTTTTAAAGAAACAGGCAGGAGGTTTAGATACTCCTAGTCTCAGAACTTATTGGGATAATCAACGAGAAATGCAACGATTCTTTAGGATGCGGAAATGAACAACTCCAAATGGGTAACAACCCGAAAAACTCACAGGTGCTTTGGCTGTTGCGAAGGGTTTGGGATATCATCTTATCTAAGATATTGCTGGGGTAAATTTGATGGTGAATTCTACTCAGTATATTACTGTAAAAAATGCGATGATTTCATTCAAAGTAATCGAGAGGATTTTGAGGACGGTATTTTTGAGGGAGATGTACGAGAGGCCATGAATGAAATGGATTGACGGAAAGTTTACTGATGGCTATTGCAGTATTTACAGTGGCACGGATTTATGTATGAACTTCCAAAGTATGGAACAGAATAATAATCCAATAGCAAATAATCTGCATCAACGCGCTCTATCCTCACGTGCGAAAGATCACGAAGAGAAATTCCCCGCACCTAAAGGACTTGAGTACTTACCATACCAAAACGCCGGTATCGCATATATGACTAAAGTCAAAAAGTGTTTACTAGCTGATGATCAAGGACTTGGGAAGACTATACAGACTTGCGGTTTGATCAACAACGTTAAGCCTAAAAAGATTCTTATTATCTGTCCTTCAAGTCTTAAACAAAACTGGGCGAATGAGCTAAGGAAATGGATTATATCAACAAGACATATTTCAATAATTGAAGGGCGTAAAAATGAATTTAACGAAAAAGATCCTGAGTTATCCCACCAAATAACAATCATAAATTACGACATCGTCCATTACAACAAAAAAGGACTTTCGCAAGATTGGGATTTGATTGCAATTGACGAAGCACACTATTTAAAGAATCCAGACGCTAAAAGGACACAGGCAGTACTTGAAATATGCGAACGTTCGGAACGAGTTGTAGCAATGTCAGGTACACCAATGAGCAACAGGCCCATAGAGTTATGGCCGATGTTAAACGGTTTGTTTCGCAAGTATCTACCGAAAGATTTTAGGACTATGGAAAAGTACGGTAAGTTTTTCTGTGCCGGATTCCTTGAGAATATAAGGAGATTTGATAATAAATTGAAATGTGTAACGAATCGTAAAGTATGGAACTATCGAGGTGCATCTAACTTAAATATTCTTAACTCAATCTTACGTGAACGTTTCATGATTAGGAGACTAAAGAAGGACGTTCTAACACAGTTACCGGATAAGACGATCTCAGTAGTGGATTTGAGTACTACGGCACAGGTACGGCGTATTCTGAAAGGAGAGGACGGATACCGTGACGAAGTTATAAGAGCGATCGAGACAGGCAAACGCATGCCACCTCTTGAAGGTATGTCATCGGCACGTAAAGAGTTAGCTATGGAGAAAGTTAAACCTTCTGTAGAATTCATTAAGGATATTTTAGATAACGATGAGAAAGTTATAGTTTTTGCGCATCATAAGGACGTGGTGGACGCTCTTGAAAGTGAGTTAAGACCTTACTGGCCTCAAGTTGTCACAGGAGGAACGCCCAATGAGTTCCGCCAACCTAGGGTTGATGCTTTCCAAGATCGGGACGAAGTACGAGTTTTCATAGGAAACATACAGGCGGCAGGTGTAGGCATCACGTTAACGGCAGCAACTAATGTTGTCTTTGTGGAATCCTCGTGGGTTCCAGGTGAGAACGTACAATGTGAGGACCGTGCGCACCGCATAGGGCAAGAGAATGCCGTAAACGTGTATTACCTTTGCTGGTATGGCTCGATGGACGCACAGATACTTAAAACAAGTTTAAGAAAACAACGTAACATAGATGTGGTGATGAAATGAAAATCGGAAAATATAGACTGACCTACAGCGAAGGTAATCCAAACATCAGAACATTTTACGTTGTTGCGATTGTTGAGGGCATGGCGGTAACACGTCAGTGGTGGAGAGGGAAGCAGAGTTGGCGTTACACGGTTGAGCATCCCTATTTTTTCAAAATAAATGAGGAATATCTAACTTATGTGAGCGACAAAGTAAAGGTGATGAAATGAGCACACGGAAAATAATATTAACAAGAGTACAAAAACAGGTAATATTTATCCTAAAAAGCTGGGAGGATGTCTGGAGGCTATACTCTGCACTCCAAGCGGAGCTAAACATACGAAGAATATTTATAGACGTATCAGATCTGAAAATAGTAATGAAGGAGCTAAAAGAGCTTGAATTTGTTACTCTGTGTTCTCTGTGGCAAGACGGGATGGTTGCAGGCCGTGGATATTTTCTAACCCGTAAAGGCTGGTTAAACGATGAACTATAGAAATTTTGAAGAATATTGGAAGAAACAAGGTGAAAGTCGTTTGTACGAAGGTGATACCCATAAAGAAGGTGCTAAACGTGCTTGGAATGAAGCGGTAAGGGCTTGTGAGAACGTAGTGAAACTTGGGGTGGCGAGATGAGTAACGAAATAAAGATAATGGGGCCACTAGCCCTATACCATCTAAACGAACTAGCATCTATGAGGAGTGTTGATGTATGCGAGATGATCGATATCCTAACCGGATTCCTATTAAGTGAAGAGGATGCGGGGCATCTTAAATGGTTGGAGAGAAAATGAAAAAATCTACTTTTGATAGAATATACGAGGAAAACATCCTACTAAAAAAAGTCCTAAAAGATATTGTAAGTACTCTAGAATGGAACTGTGTAACTGATATTGACACTAAGGTTATTAATTTGGCTAAAAAAAACTCTAAGAGATTTAGGAGAGGAAGAATGAATAATCTAATGAAGTTGGGTATTATATTTTGGATTCTAGAAACCGCGTATTTTGGCTGGAACTGGAGACCGCAGTCACAAACTGAAACAATATGTGATTACATAGCTTTTGGAGTATTCCTAATCGGGTATTTCTTCGTAGCACGAAAAGAGGTAAAGTCATGATGCGGGACACTTTATGCATCGACGCTGGGGTACACGGAGGAATCGCTTGGTGTATCGAAGGTGAAGTCTTTGTATCCAATATGCCGAAACTGCCAGTAGGCTGTAAGGCTAAAGAGTTTAGCGAAATACAAGTTGAAGGTATCGCACAAATTTTTAACGATATAGACGAAAATATTCCAGAACACATAAGTCCGAAATGCTGGATTGAGCAAGTATCAAACCGTAACGGCGACACGGATAAAACCGCTTGGAGATTTTCAGCAAACTACCATTGTTGGCTAATGTGTTTTCTCGCGTACTCTTGCCCCCTCAAAAAACAACTCCCCGCTCACTGGATGTCTCAGTTAGGAATTGAATTACCGAGTGGACAACACAATTATGACAGACGAAAGAAAATTTTAAGAGACTTTGCAACTTCAAAGTTCCCTGAAGTTCAACGGATGAAACGTAATAAAAAAGGTGAGGTTGTTTTCGTGAAAGCAAAACCAACGGCTCAGACGGCTGATGCACTGTGCATGTTGTGGGTCAACAGTGGGTGTGAATTGTGAAAAAAATAAAGTCTTATCTTATTATAGAAGGGTCAGACAGCAATATGATAATGGTGCAGGTTCTTGATCTAATACATAAGGGGTATCATCCTCTAGGCCCTGTATCCCTATCACGTGAGGCAGGAGTAAGTTACTATTGTCAAGCTGTCGTATCGTACACAGAAGATGAAGACTAAAATAAAACTCCCCCTGTCCTAAAACACGTTATAGGAAACCAAAAGGACAAGGGGAGAAACTTTAATTTACCATCCAATCCCATAGATCACATGCATAGTCCCAAAAAGGAGGTTTTGCAGTTATACTAATCCCTCGGTAATCGATAGCCCCTGTGTACTCGATTTGAGTCACAGGGCTTTTTATTGTCGTTTGACATGAGGAACAGAAAACAAACGTAAGGAGTACTAAAAGTTTTTTCATTTCAATCTCTCCGGTAATGCGTGTTTTTCTCCAAATTTCCGAACACCATAATAATAGTATCCGGCACGAAAACTACTGAATCCATCAGCGAGTAACTGAGTGTGGAACATGGTGTCAATAGCAAATCTCAGCATACAAAAGTCTTTGTAGTATTCTTTTTCGTCAAGACCTTCGGGAATCATCCAACCCTCACGTAAGGCTTGATATCCTCCATCGTGACAACAGCCACCTTGCATGGTCGAGCCATGCCACCAAGTAGCCGTCTCGTTGTCCCACGTTGGACCGCTGCACCCGTCCCATCTGTAATCTATACTTTGAGTTAACAAACCATCATTTGAAAGGGAAATGTATTTAGACGTAAAAGCCCTGTAGAATACGCCTAGATGAGTGTTTACTTCTCGTTCAAGTTGGTATTTGTATACCCGTCTCTTGCACTTTGTAAAATCGAAGTCTCGTACTAACATGTTTTTGGTTTCCTATTACCGTTCACGAACGCTTATTTACAGCTTCGTCAACCTTTACTTAGACCTTTCTTTTTATCTGAAATTACTTCCGACAAACTCCGGCCTGTTTTACGTCTCGAACTGTTTTGTTTTCCTTTTCGTTTTATGGCCATTTGGTTTCCTGTTTTTGTGTTTTGTTAAGGATTTAAAGTGATAGTCAAGTTGTCAAATGATATTTTATGGAATTTCCCGTTATTGCCTGACCCCGATCCAAGGATGTGAACGGCTAGACCAAGTAGAAAAGGTTGTGAGAAATCTGGATTTGAACCAGGGGTGAAAGTTACAACCTCTGAAGCTACGGTAAACTCACCAAATGATGTTGCTGTTACTCCTATGTAGGTATTTGTAGTCCAATCGGTATTAGAGGAGTCAACAAGGCCGTAATTTTTACTATCTTGAACGATTAGAATATCAAATCCAAAAGTAGACCCACCGGCTGTGTTTCTATCATCGGCCTTAACATCTACAGATATATCTAACGAGGTAGGAGAGCTAGATACATTCCAGTCTTTTGTCGTCGTTGCGAATACATCAGCGGGATTGCTGGTTTGATCTCTACGTATAGTGTATCCGGGTGCCGGATTACCGGGAGTATTACCGTCGAATACTACTGTACCATTAAGGCTGGCAAACTCTGTAAAGATCCAACCGGTCCATTCTGTTTCAGAAAAACTCCCTACGGAAACGGATACGGCGTAACTTTGAACATCCGTACCTATAGCATTACTAGCCGTTATCTCTACGTCAAAACTACCCTCACTAGAAGGGTCTATAAAAGTAACTACCCCTGTGTTTGATATTATCTCAAAAAGTGCCGCGTCTGTGCCCCCCGTTATTGAGTAAAAGTCCGTGTTTGTAGCCGTAGCGGTAAAAGCATCAATCTCCCCCACATCTATAGAAGGCGAAAAATCCCCGAAGAATACGGGAACTGTCAAGAGAGGTGCAAGACATGAAAAATCTCCTTTTGTCCATTCTATTAGAATTTCAGTTCCTCCGGGATCGAATGTAGCTGTAGAGGTAAGTGCTGCGGTCGAAAGTTCACCTATTCCAGTGAGAGTCCCTATAGTGTCATTTGCGGTAATGTCATCAACGGTTAGACCGAAAACATCAGATTGAATATGGCTTACCTGTTCTACTCCCCTGCCGGAAGTCATGAAAACTGATTCTATCGTTTCTATACTAACGCCATTTTGTAGGATGTTACGAGTCTCAAATCTAGCAAAAACTGAGCCGTCAGTATGACGCTTCTCCCATACTTGCTGGGGCATGTTGAGATTGTTCGCATTATCTATAACCGTATCACCCGTCATATCTATGGAGTGACAGCCTAAAGGGAATAGTGTCCCTCCTATATTAATTCCCGCGGCTATCTTATGAGTAACTTTCATATTGATTATCGGACATGCGGCAGTAGACGGTAAGACCTCACAGAATGCAACGTTAGCGTCTGTACAGTCCGCGAAAACCGTAAAAGGTCCGACGTTGTCAGGAGTGTTCGGCGCAGGTCCTACCTTAGCATAAGCTAACGTTGTAGGATCATCTGAAGTTATAAAATCGCCTTCGTCGGCTGTAGTAAAAATATTAGACATAAGTTAAGTTCCGTCACATTCTTCGTATTCAAACGAGTTTTCCGGGGTGAAAGGCACATTAGGCTCTGGTGTTTGTGGGACGAAAGCACCTGTTTCATCTAAACACATTTGTTGAATAGATTCGTCGCAGTCATCTTTTAATCTTACTGTATAGCAATATTGATCCCCACCGTTAATAGAACCGGCATCATTTACCGTTATGTTACCAGCCGCGTCGATTATAAAAGCTACGTCAGCATTACGGCCTGTCTTTGGCACCATCTCATAACGATATAAAGTGTTATCCGAAGGTGAAATTATTGCCACCACGTCACCGTTCACCGGTGAGTCGCTGTACGTCGTTCCTGTGACGATAATGTTCAAGGCATTTATAACTCCAACGCGAAACGCAAAAGGGCGTTGAAAACTGTTACCAGTCGAGTCGGTTACTTCTATTCTGATAAAATGATTTCCATCAACAAGAGCAACAACGGGGGTAATTTCTCCTGTGGTGGCATTTACGGAAACTTTACCATTATGTGAATCGTATTTTCCGGCAACGGTTGCGTAGTTTATGCCGGTTTCACCAATTCCGTTAGAGTAGCTTAATGTAAGAAATCCTATTGAGGTGGCATGACTTGTTGGGAAAATCTCGGTAGACCCCTCAAAAAGTAAACCGTTAATTATATTGTCGGGATCTACTATGTCGGCGGTTAGCTCTATTTCTAAAACTAAAGTATCACTCGTATCAAAAGTATTTACACCAGATATTCGTATAAAGTACGTCCCGGCCCTTACGGCTATGTCAGAACGCGTAGTCAGCTCAAACTCATCTGTTTTTGTGGTAGGGACTAAGTCGAAATTGTCAGCCGCGTCAAATTCACCAAAAACGTTTTCAATCTCAAGTGATCGCGCTTCTGATGAACTGA